ACAAAGGACCACAGGGCAATTACCCAGTATGTGACCACCGGGCGCACCGAGGCGCTCAGGGCTGCTGCCCAACCGCCTGCTGCCTTTGCCATCTCGGCCTGCTGATTGATGGCGGCGTTAAACGCATCCATGACCCCCACGTCGATGGCCGCGTCCCGCGCTGCACCGATCTCGGCCAGTTTCTGCTGCCCTCGGATTTGCTCCAGATCGCACTGGCGTTGGAACATCAGGAGTTCGTGGTTGCGCTCGTTCTTCTTGTCGAAGAACTTCAAAACCTCTGGCGCAAGACGAAAAATGCCCCCGAGAAGGGAGCCGAAGATGCCACCGCTGAGTAGTTCCAACATCATTTGCTCCCTTTGGCGATGCGCTCACGCTCTTCAAGCAGCCTGACCTTGACCTGCAACTCATTGATGTGGGCCATCAGTTGCTCTTTCTGAATCTGCCTGCGCTCTGCGCTGATTGGGCTGTCGGTTGGGACGCCCTCTTTGGTGATGAGCGCGGGCATCTGCCCTTCGATCTTGGTCAGACGCTCAGAGAAGGATGCCACTTGACCGAGTAGCCAAGCAAGCGCAGCCACCACGATTGGGATGATTGCCTTTAGTACATCTGACCATGCCATGCTACAGCCCCAGTAAGTTCTTCAGGAATAGCGCCGCCACTCCCGGCCCTAGAAAGACAGCAGCGATGGTGATGTACAGCAGATGCTCAATGCGCGTCATGCGCTTGCTGCCGTCCTCTAGGCGTCTTTCAATGGCTTCGTACCGTTGGGCGCAAACTGCTTCATGTACAGCGAATTGCGTTTCGACCGACTCTTCCATCACTGCACCTGCGTTTCGCCTTGAGCGACTTCAGGCACCGGCACCTGTGGTGTGGCTTGAGATTGGATTTCCGCAATAAGCGGGAAGACCTCTGCGTACGGGCGGGTTCCGAGATATTGCAGGATGGCGTTGACCAAGCCGAGGGTCAGTTTGATTTCGGTCTTGTCGTTCATGGTTTTCCTTTCGGGGTTAAGCCGTCCACGGCAGGGGGGTGTTTTGGGGGGAAACAGGGGGCGTGATCATCTTTTTCATCGCCCAGACTTCTTTCATGCGTTGTGAGTGCTGCGCTCTTTTTTCAGGGTCTGACCATGCAGACTTAATTTTCTCATGATGCTCCCTAGATAGCGACCTGCCCTTCGTAGCCAAACTTTTTTTCTGACTAGACTCTTCGGACATTACACGACCACGCCGCTGCTCACCAAGTTTCAAGCGCAACTCAAGTGGCATCGGTTTTTTCATTTTATAAACTTTGCCAAAGTTATTTGGTGTTTTGCCTTTTTTGGCCGCAGACATTTTTGCTTTTGTTTCAGCCGAATGTTTTTTGCCAATATGATGGATTTTAAGTTTTGCTATTTGTTCTGGTGTAAATTTATAGCCAGATGTTCCTTCTCCGCCATCAGACAAGTTTGATAGCCTAAAGTTTAATTTTTTGTACTTATCAATCAACTCATACTCAACAAGCAACGCCAACTCTTCGTCCAAGTCTATAATGACTTTTTCAACAGAATATCCATACTTATCGGCAACACGATGCCAATAAATGTTGCGCCCCGTTTTTTGATTACAACGGTAGCCTTTACCTTTGCCGACATAAAAGACGGCATTAGTATCGTTGCGTCTGTGTTGATAGACGTAATACATTTTGTCCTAAGCCCACGGCAAAGGAGTGTTTTGAGGAGACACAGGCGGATTGGCAAGGCTATTCAGTTGTCCCTGCACACAGGCTTCCATGTTGGCGATGCCTTGCTCACCAAGCGCGTCCTGCACCCACCCGATGACCTGCGCCTGAGTAAGTTGCGGATAGGGCGTGAAGGTGCCTTCCTGCACGGTGAATTGGGAGTTGCCACCGATGGATGCGGTGTACTGCCCGTCCACCCCGGTCAGCGTCCAAAGGACATTGACCACGAACCCCGGCTCGGGGGTGTCGAGGGTGTACATCGCATTGATGGTGGTGGTAAATGTGGTCATGGCTTAGGTTCCTTGGTTAGGGCTTGGCGGGTTGGGGTCATACGGCTGTGGCGACGGTTGGCTCCAAGCGTAGTTGGCTATGTTGAGGTAGTAAGCCTCATCCAGCACAGTGGATGCCTGCGGGTCGTTGGGCACAAGGACGCAACGCCAGTAGGTTGACGAGATGACAACGCCGTCCTTGAGCACTTCGGTGGTTTTACGGACGTTGATGCTGCCGTTGGGCTGAATATCAAATTGTGAGATGTAGGTGCGTTCTTCAAATTGAGCCATGATGGGCCTCCATAAATTTAGCCGCCTTGCGTTTGTTCTCGCTTGACGGGATGACTCTTAAATTCGCCGGAACATGAAGCCCCGACACCGTTTTACCTTTCAGCGGCACGATGTGGTCAACATCGTACTGAATGCCTGTCTCTGCGCTTAGGCGTTGTGCTTCAGCGTAGAAATCCATTATTGCCGCCTTGTCTGCCCATGCGGGAGTAGCCTGTTTGCACCTCAGTTCACGGGCCGTTGTGGTCGCAAGTTTGCGAGAGCGATTCGCGGCATACCATTCCTTGCTGTTGGCAAGATGTTGGTCTTTGTTGCGCTCGTACCATGACCGAGTAAGTTCACCGTGGCGGTCTTTGTTCTTGGCAAGCCAGTTGCGGTTGTGTTCCAAACGGCAAACCTTGCACCAAGCCTCGTGACCATCAGGCGCACGAGAACGCTTGTAGAAGCCGTCAAACGGCTTTATGGATTGGCATTTGGTGCAGGTTTTCATTAGTCTGTAAGGTATGAGAAATTTCCCCACAAAGAACCGTTAGTGGCGGCAAAATCTCCTTTAAACAAAGAGTTTATACCTGCACCGCCTGTGCCTTGATACAAATACCCGCTTGAACTTCCAGCGCCAATTTCAAAAAGAATCGGATTGTTGCTAGTAATACTGCCAATTAAAACAGCATCTTGAGCACTAGCACTTTGCCCGGCAAAAGGAAGCCCGGTTAATTGAAGAGATACTGCACCACTCAAAGAACTAAAATTGGTGTCATATTTGCCAAATTTGACAGTAACCACATTACCAATCTTGGTGTAGTACTGGGTTCCAAGACTTACACTGGTTGTGCCATCCGACAAGTATGCCGTCCAAGTGCCTTGCTCATAGTCATCTAGCGTGTTGGCGTTGGACGATGCGTTTTGGGTGGCGGGAAACTGAATTTGCCCATAAAGCAGGTTTACAACCTGTTCAGCCGTGATAGCGACAACCTTGTTTGGCTGTGCATCAAGACCCCCGCCACCTGTATTGGAGGCAGTCCAAAACTCTATGTCGCTTGTGCGAACCGCGTTAGCGTAGTTGCTGGTTCCGGGGCGGTCTGTAAATACGATTGCCGCAGTTGAACCATAGGTTGCAAGCGGCGCGGAATCACGAATATTGTTATCCCGTCGAGCGTAGTACGCCAATGCGGTGTATCTAGCAGTCGATGCCGACTCATTGTTGTTTTGATCCATCACGCGATAGGTGACAGAATCGGTTGCCGAGTTTGCGGTTACCTGAGCGTAGGTATACGGCCCTGCGCTGATGCCGACCTTTCCAGAGCCATTAGACACAACCCTCGGATTCCCATCCCCATCAGACAGCACGATGTAGTTGCTGGCAGTGCGGATGTCGAGGCCACCTTGGTTGCCGGAATAAGAACCGATGATGGTGTTTTTAATGCCTGAAGTTACAGCATAACCCGCCTGTGCCCCAACAAAACAGTTGATTGAAGTACCGGCAAAATTTGCGTTGTAACCGGCTTGATAGCCCAAATATGTGTTGTATGTTGCGGAAATACTGTTATATCCAGTCTGATTCCCAACAGCGGTGTTGTAATTGCCGGTTGTGTTAGCCACAAGCGCCTGTACGCCTATTGCGGCGTTGTAACTACCAGAAGACAAAGAACCAAGTGCGGCCTGCCCTAATGCGGAATTGTAGGAGCCGGTTGTTGCGGTAGCAGAACTCCGCAATGCGGCATCACCAACACCCGTATTGGCGATGCCCGTGGTTGCCTCTTGTCCTGCAAACGAGCCGACAAAAACATTGTAGTCACCCAGCGTATCCCGACCCGCTTGATGCCCAATATATGTGTTTCTTGTTCCGGTCTGATTGTAATAACCGGCCACATAACCAATTGCGACATTGTTAGAGGCAAGATTTGAAGTAAGCGCGAACGCACCAATAGCAATATTGTTGCCACCTGATTGATTGGTCACCAGTGCGTTTTGACCGATTGCCACATTGTACGAACCCGTGGTGTTAGAAGCACCTGCGGAATCGCCAATCAGCACAAGGTAACTGCCGCCTTGTATGTTTGTGCCTGCGTTGAATCCAATAAATGTGCTTTGTGAAGTCGTATTGGATGCAGATGTGCCAGCACCGGCACCAAGGCCGATGGATGTGTTTCTGCCGCCAGTTTGATAATAGCCCGCCTGATAACCAACGGCAGTACTGTTGCCTGCGGTCAGGTTGGAGAAGAGGGCAAAAGAGCCAATTGCCGTGTTGTAGTCCGCAGCGGTCTGGCTCTTTAGAGCCTGAAAACCCAACGCTGTGTTGTAGACACCACCGTTGTCAGTGAAGATAGCCTGATAACCAACAGCAGTGTTGCTACTGCCAGTGGATTTGGTGTACATTGCCTGATAACCAACAGCAGTGTTACTAGAGGCGGTGGTGTTGGAGCCAAGAGCAGAACGACCAACGGCGGTGTTGAAGTTGCCCGTTGTATTAGCGCCAAGCGAACTGTCGCCTATCGCCGAATTTAAAGCGCCCGTAGTGTTGGCATATAAAGCCTGATTTCCAAAAGCGGCGTTGTTGTACCCTGTTGTGTTTAAGTAAGCCGCCTGATAACCAACTGCCGTGTTGAAAGAGGCGGTGGTGTTGGAGAACAGCGCCCGCTTACCAATGGAGACGTTTTGACTTCCAGTGCTATTGGCGAGCATTGCATCAGAGCCAATGGCAACGTTTTCCTGACCCGTGGTTGTGTCAGGCATCGCTCGATAACCAACCGCCGTGTTTTCTGTTCCTGATGTGTTTGAACCTAAAGCGTTGTAGCCAACTCCAGTGTTGTATCCACTGCCGTTTTGAGCATCCAGAGCGCCAAACCCAACAGCGGTTGAATACGCACCTGTCGTATTCGCCGCCAACGCACTCGCACCCACCGCAGTGTTGGTGGACACAGCACCTGCGCCACGGCCTACGGTGATGCCGTAAACGGTCAGGTCAGTGCCGGAGAAAAGCAAGTTCGCGCTGTCAGTCAGGTTTCCACCCGTGGTGGCGTACACCACCCGGCCCGAGGTCAGGGAGGAATCCGTGAAGTTCGCTGCCGTGAGCGTCGTGCCGTCGAAGGTCAGGTTTGCGCTCTGCCCGATTGCGCTCGTGGAAGAAGCGTAGAAGACCCGGTTGGCCGTGAAGGAGGTAAGGCCCGTGCCACCGTTCGTGGTGGCAAGCGTTCCTGCGAGGGTGACTGCACCGGAAGTGGCGGTTGAGGGCGTGAAGCCCGTCGTGCCTGCGCTGAAAGTTGTTACTGCTACGCCAGACAGGGTGCTCCACTGAGGAGCGGTTCCCGTCGAGGTCAGGACTTGACCGTTGGTGCCGATGCCGAGTTTGGTCAGCGTCGTGCCGGTTGAGTAGTACGGAAGGTCACCCGCAGTCCAGGAAGTCAGGCCCGTACCACCTGCCGTCGTCGGGGTGGTCTTCCAGGCGATGACTTGTACGGAGCCCCCATTGTCCTTGTAGAACATCTTGCCATCAGTGATGTTGATGGCCAGTTCACCACTCAGAAGGTTACCCGCAGACGGAGCGTTGGTGGTCGTCGTGCTGTAGTAGATCTGAATTGGGGTGTATCCGGTTTGAGCCATGATGGTTCCTCAGAAAGTGCCGCCAGAGATGCCCGACCAGACGGGGGCGCTTGCTCCGGTTGATGTTAATACCTGACCTGCAGTTCCCGCAGAGGTGAACGCATACGCCGTGCCGGTTCCGTATACCGCGCCTCCCGCAGTTGGCGTGGCGTTGGTGTTCGTACCGCCCTGTGCGATCGCCAAAGTCCCAGAAGTCACCTGAGATGCTGCAATCGCAATTGAGGTGCTGACAGCAGATGTGATCTGCCCCTGAGCGTTGACCGAGATCGTCGGCACGCTTGATGCGCCGCCATAAGACCCGGAAGACACCCCGGTGTTGGCGATGTTGAAGGTGTAAGCGGGAGACTCGTTCAGTCCAGTCCCGGCCGAATAAACCAGTGGCGCACCGAACTGCGAGAAGACGATCCCCGTGGTTCCGATCGTGATCGGCAGCGGAGTCTGCTGCACCCAGGAGGTGTTGGCGTTTGCCGTCCCTGAAGTGATCAGGAAAAAGTCACCCGCATCAATCTGATCTACCCCAGACCCCGTCGAATCAAAGTCAGTCGCACGGGTCAGGATGTACACAGCACCGGCGCTACCCGTCTGCGTAACCGTGTAGACGCCGTTGTACGCAGCGTTACCTTCGTTTTTGATCAGAACCCGTTTGCCTACATCAGTCGGGGAAACGAAGGTGTGGCCATCAATGACTAGAGCACCGTTGACGTTTCCGGTCAGCGTCGCGCCGACGCCTCCAGTGCCATTGTTGTAGGTATTGGCCGCAAGAGCCGTGGTCGTCGCGTAAACGCAGGACTGGTGGAAGTTGATACCTGTGGCGATTGAGTCGGCATACGTCTTGTTGACGATGTCGTTTCCGTTGACCGGAGCCGTCGTGATCGTTCCGGAGGTCATCGTCACCGAAGTGAACGTACCCGCAGCCGGAGTCGTCCCGCCGATGACCGTGTTGTCGATCGTACCGCCAGTGATCGCGGGTGTCGTAATCGTAGGACTCGTGCCGAAGACCAAAGATCCAGAACCAGTCTCGTCCGTGACCGCAGCAGCGAGGTTCGCGCTTGACGGGGTGGCCAGGAAGGTCGCAATACCGGCTCCCAGGCCGCTAACGCCCGTGGAGATAGGTAGACCCGTTGCGTTGGTCAAAGTACCCGAGGAAGGCGTTCCAAGGGCTCCTCCGTTGACCACCACAGAGCCAACAGTCCCGACATTGAGTCCGAGCGCCGTGGCCACTCCTGTGCCCAGGCCAGACACGCCGGATGAGATCGGAAGGCCCGTAGCGTTGGTCAGCGTTCCAGAGGTGGGAGTGCCCAACGCAGGGGTGACCAAGGTCGGGGAGTTGAAGGTGCCATTGGTGACCGTCTTGCCGATGAAGGTCAGCGAAGACGGCAAGGACAATGTGACGTTCGTTGTACCGGTTGCCGTGATCTCGTTCGCAGTTCCAGATACAGACGCCACAGCACCGATGCCGCTCGGTGTGATGGTGACGTTGCTCGCACTGGTGATCTGGCCTTGTGCGTTGACCGCGATCTGCGCGACTTCAGTAGCCGAACCATAGGTTGCTGCCGTCACACCCGTGTTGGCAATCGAGATTGTTCCGGTCGTGGTGATCGGGCCGCCTGTCAATCCGGTTCCGGTGTTGATCAGGGTCACGCCACCAGTCAGGGCAAACTGGTTCCATCCCGTCAGGGTATAACCTTCAAAGGTCGCCAAGTCCGTGTTGTAGCGAACCATGCCCGCTACGCCCGCAGATCTCTGCGCCGTGGTTCCCTTCGGCAGGGTGGTAGATCCAGTTCCAGGAAGGATCGGATTGTCGGCTAGACCAATGACCGGATCGGCAGAAGCGCCTGTGCCGTTCGCTACGTCGATTTCTGAGGCCGTCCCTTGGATTGCCCTGAACGTGACCGCAGAAGGCCCTGAGAGGGCCAATAGGCCCGTTCCTGAGGCATTGGCCAGGGACAGTACGTTCCCAGTCAAGGAGAAGGCCGGGTTGCCTGAGGTCCCGTCACCGTTGGCGATCGACAAGCCCGTGGTCGCAGCGGTCAGGGTTCTGCCCGTCAGAGTGGTGCTGCTTGTCTTAACCTGGATGCCATTTCCAGATCCGGCCAGACTTGCGGCCGCACCCGTGAGGTTGATTCTCAGGAAGGACTGAGCCCCACCATCAGAAATGGTGAAGTTGGCATCCGTTGAGAAGTACCGACTATTCGGAAGGGTCGGCTCGTTTTGAACCGTCAGGAAAGTTTGCGTCTGAACAGGCGCATTGGCGATCGCCGCAGTCGTGGTCTTGACAGTCAGGCCATCCTGAACAACCGGAACCAGTTCGGTGCCAGTTAGAGGCTGCGCGGACGGAAGGTTGGTGATGGATACATTGGCCATTACGGTTCAACCTCAATGCCGTCCAAGTTCCCGTTGTTCTCAGGTGTATCGTTGTTCTGCTGAAGCGAAATGATCACAGACCCCGCAGTATCCACCGCCAGTCCGTTCGGGTCTAGAGCCACAGACACATCAGGGCGAGGGAAACGCAGGTTGATCCGTTCAGTCTTTCTTGCAGGCAGCCGGTAGGGGTCTTTCTCATCAGCGCAACCCTGCTGACAGACCTTCAGACCAGGGAAGTTGTGATCTGACATCTGCTCGTCCATAGGACGCTTCATCTTGCAACGATCGCACACGAATATTGCAAGAGAGGCGTTACCTAGGGTATTGAGAAATACTGGCATTTAATCTCCAAATATTATCGTGTATATACCGAAATATTCGGGCTAAAATATATAGGAGATTTATCTCTTTCTTCCGCTTCTGCGAGGTTTAGATACTTCTCAGCCTGCTGCTCTAGGTATGTAATTCTGCCGATGTCCACCGCAGGAAGTTCCAGAGACATCTGATGAGCGAGCATATTGACCACGGCGAGATACCACCGCTGCGGAATCTGAAGTTCATCGGTCAAATCGCCGACATCCATGATCTGTTTGGAGTACCAGACCGTCATTTGGATGAAAGGATCGCTCGGAACAGGCCACAAGTAGATTTCCGGCTGCGGAACAGTGCGATTGAACCAGAACTGGTAGGGCTGATTGGCCGTAAAGTTCTTGTTTGGCAGGTTTGTGTAGTCGTCCCGGTTCAGACGGCTCATCGTGATCTCTTGGCTCATGTTGCCAACATAGAACTCACGCAAAGCCAGGGTCGTACCGCCCGAAGCACGCACTCGGTAGTATTGAACGCTCTGTCCGGGGTCAATATCGGTCCAAATCCACTGGTTGTCGGTCACTATGACCGTTCCTAGGTTGTCCAAAGTGCTCCAACTGGAGCCATCGGTTGAGTATTCGAGCGTCAGAGTCCAGGTTGCACTGCCACCACCGGCCACATAGGGCAGGATACCGATTGATCCGGCATAAATCGGGTTGTCCGTGCCGTAATTGATGGCGATGTTGCCGTTTGGGCTTGTCTGTTGGGTGTAAGTGGTGACGTTGTTGTCGAAAGCGTTGGAAATCACCCCTCCCGCGGAGGTTGTGTACCCCCCGAAAGCGTTTGGAGTGGGGCGATTCATCTGCCGGTACAGGGCATTGAGCACATCATTAGCCCCAACAGGCAGCGAATAGATGTACTTGTTGGCGTTCAGGCCAATGACTTCCTTCTTAATCGCCCAATACTGGATGCCGATGTTGATCAGGTTCGTCAGAACGAAGCCAAGAGACTCCCGAGCACTCAAAACTTGCTCAGAAGTCAGTTCTTCGGCCAGTTTCCCGCACCTTCTGGCGGCATGGTCGATTAGCGTCTGGACATTGAAGACCTGTCCGTAGGCATCTGAGTAGGCCATTTGATCTCCTTCAGAAGCCTGAGCACTTCCAACGCTTCATCGAAGCCCTTGCGCGGCTTCTAGGCTCGCTTTTTTCGGCAATCGGACGCATCCGGGCACAGAAAGAGTCCTTCCGAGCCCCTCCTTGGGGCTGTGGAGCCTTCAAATTGCTGCCAGTTTCGCGGTTGTACTTCTCTCGACCCTTCTGAGTCAGGCCCGCACCCTTGGAAACAGGCAGTTTTTCGCCCCGGCCAACGGCCAGAGAGACGTTTCCGCCGTCCTTCTTGCCCTGAGCACGCCTCTGAACATCGTAGGCGATGGCCACGGCCTGCTTCTGAGGCTTGCCCGCAGCAATTTCCGTCTTGATGTTCTGCTTGAAAGCCTTCTCAGACTTGCCTTTGATGAGCGGCATGATCACACCGCCGCATAGTGCTTAACCATCTCAAGAACGATGGTGTACATATCGCCGCTTGATGCATCTGCTGTGCTGAACAAAACATCGCCGTTCTTGCCCGCACCGGCATTGTTGATTAGACCGCCAAATTTTTCCCAGTCCCATGTGTACTGAGAATTTTGCGGAACCATCCAACAAAACACATCAGTAGTCGCATCCCAAAAAATTTGGACTTCCATGCCGTGGGTTGATGCGTGGATCTTAGTGATCGTTACGCCATCACAAGCGCCGCCTGCGGCACTCGGATTCAGGGCCGACACATCAACCTTCAAAACCTTGTTTTCACCAGTTCCATCAGAGATGTTGGTGAATTTCATGATGGCCACCCGCTCACCATCAAAGAGCGTTTGACTTGTGACTGCATCAGCCATATTTGTTCCTCAAAGAAAGCGAGGGCCGAAGCCCCCGCTCGTTTTCAGCACTTTACCGATCCGCCCCGCTTCTTGGAAGGGGTGACAGTTACAGACTTCTCAGTCTTGGTCACACTTCCAGAAGGAGCCTCCTTGCCCTTGAAGAGGCCTTTGGCTGCCTCAAACATCCGCTTTGGCGCCCCCAGAATGGAGTCACGCATAGCCTTGTTCTCAGCGGCCTCAGCCTTCTCGTAGTCGCGGAATGCGCGTTCAGCATCAGCGGTCTTGATCGTAGATTGAGCCTCGGCGGGGATCTTCCCGCCCTCGTTCATCTTGACCTTGCCGCCTTTCTTGAACGTCCCCGACTGGAGATTGTTCTTCACAGACTTGGAAACGGGCTTTGCCGGATACGCGACGGGACGACCAGAGTCGTTAACACTGCCCCCCGCCGCGAAGGCTTTTTTTGGCGTGCCGCCCTTCCTGTATTTATGAGGTTCAGGAGTAGGAGGCATTTC